ACCGGCAACATATTCGTGATCTACATGGGGGTGGCCGAAAATTCTATAACTCCGCCAGATCAGAACAAAGGAACATTCAAGGGTGGGGCGATATTCCGCACCAATGCACAGAGTTTGACCTCTGATGTAACGATCCTTGCAAGCGAGAACGCAAATGTGACAGGGCCGTTCACTGTAGCCAGTGGCGTGACCCTGACCGTTGAAAGCGGCGGGACATTGGTGACGCTATGAGTACGTTAAAGGCAGATACCATCCAGAGTACAGGCGGCGGTGCAGCTACGCTGACGAAGCAAGCGGCAGCTAAAGCGTTTTCACACTTTGATGGAACCTCAGATACGATAAAAAAATCATTTAATCAAAGTTCTCTTACCGATGTTGGCACAGGTCAATACAAACAAACCTATACTAATGCCCTGTCAGATGCTCATCAGATTGTTACCACAAATGGTGCTAGAGATAGTGACCAGCAAGTTACCAACAGGTTTGGTGATAATGCGACAACGCACCATCAAGTAAATAGTTTGGCTAACGGAACAGCAAATAGACAAGATACTAACACGGCCATGTCTGTGGCGTTGGGAGACCTCGCATGAGTACCATTCTTGTAAACACGCTGACTGGTACTAGCACTGCTGGCTCTATTGCAGTCACGGGTGAAGGCAACTCCACGACTACAAACTTGCAACAGGGGTTGTGCAAGGCTTTTATAAATATGGATGGAACTACCACTGGCCCGACAACCAGAGACAGCTTTAATGTAGGCAGTGTGACAGATAAAGCGACGGGCGATTTTGCTCTAAACTTTACGAATGACTTTAATAACAATGACTACACTTTTTGTGGGTCGGCTTCTTCTTCAGGCAACTCGACAGCATGGGTTAGTGGCCCACCTTCCATGACAGAGTCAGAATTTGCGACAGACTCGTTGAATATATTCACAAGCTATCAAAACGCCGGTGTAGCTGAATATACATACACGACCTGCAATGTATTCGGAGACCTCGCATAATGCCTAGCTTCGGCACACTCAAAGCAGATACCCTGACGCACTCAACTGCGGGTTCGCTGGCTACGAACTTTGTTGTGGAGGGCAGTGCTAAATCTCACGTTCGTTTTGATATGCAAGCGGATACAATCACTGGTTCATTCAACATAAGTAGCTGTACAGACAACGGAAGCGGAGAAAGCACAAACACTCTCACAAACACTATGAATGATGCAAACTATACCGTAACTGGAATGGCTGGTCATTCAGACGGCACAGAAAATAATTATATTGTTGGTGTTGGTTTAAGAAGAAGTGATGACCCAACTACGACTTATTGGCGTATGCAGTGTGCGGCTTCTTTAGCTAGTTCTAGTAGTAGTTTTAGTCCGCATAACATGATGTCTATGATATCGGGAGACCTCGCATAATGGCAAGCGTACTCAAAGTCGATGAAATGCAGGGTGTAACCAGCGCAGGCAGTATCACAGTCACCGGCGAAGGCGGCACTACTACGCAGTCTTTACAGCAGGGGTTGTCAAAGCATTGGATTTTCTTTGACGAAGTAGCGGTCGCAGTTAATGACTCTTTTAATGTAAGTAGCATAACAGACCAAGCGTCCGGTCGGTTTTTTATCGATATGACAACGGCGTTTGGAAACGTAAATTATGCAATTCAATCTAGTGCTAATGCTAACACTGGAAATACTTGGGAAGTAAACCAGTCAATTAATGCAAAACAAAATTGGCTGCAATCTGAAACAAACACTACTTTACGATATGACACTGGGTCATATGCAAATGGAAATTACGTAGATTCCAAGTATTATTACTGTCTTGGTAACGGAGACCTCGCATAATGGCCAGTGAACTCCGAGTAAACACCCTGAAGGATGCCAGCGGGAACAACAGCATTGCCACCAGTTTTGTTGCAGGGGGTAGTGCGAAAAGTTTTATAAATTATAATCAATCCAGTGGTTTATCGATAGAAGCAAGTTTTAACATTACAAGCTGTACCGATTCGGCAACAGGAGTGGCTATTCCAAATTTAACATCAGCCATGTCTGGTGGAGACTATTCATCTACGGCTATGGCTGGATTTGATGCTGGGCTTAGGGTAATGACCACTACTACAAAAACTGCGAGTAATCTCACCCTGAATGTGTGTAACAAGGACCAAACGGACAGAGACGAAGAAGATTTGTCCTGCACAATACAAGGAGACCTCGCATGAGTAAGGCAGCAGAACTTGCCGGGATGCAAGGAAGTGCGAAGGTGTGGGCAGATGTAAACGCTGCGGGTACGACTATAAATGACAGCTTTAATGTAAGCAGCTTTGATGACGATGGCACAGGGGACGGCGGGGCTAATTTAACGTCAAATATGGGTTCAGCGAACTATTCGGCTGTGGGCCAGACAGACGGCAATCAAGGGGGGTACATTAGACTTTTTTCTATAAATTCAAAAACCTCAAGTGCTGTAGAAATGGTTACAGGCTTTCAGGCTAACGACAACGGAAACGATGGAACTGCTGCACAAGACAGAATTAAAATGGTGACAGCACACGGAGACCTCGCCTAATTGCGGATGCGAGTTAAGAATGTTATCTTAGAGAAAATGGTGGACTAAATGGCTTCTACATATACCAACAATACCGGCATCGAAAAACCGGGATCTGGCGAACAAGCAGGTACTTGGGGTACAACCACCAACACCAACTTCGATATTATCGACCAAGCTCTACATGGTCAGGTATCTATTGCAATTAGCGGCAGTCGAGATTTAACAACCAGCGATGGCGCGACCAGCGAGGGTGCAAATACGGTAATTATCTTAACTGGCACGCCCGGCTCCACTTTTGAGTTGCGTGTGACGCCGACTGATCAAGAAAAATTCTACACCATCAGAAACGAAACTGATGCAGCTTGTCGTGTTATTTACAAAGGCGTGACTTACTCGACATCAAACGGAGTCGAGATTGCAGCAGGCGCTACAACAGCGGTGACCGGCGACGGTGGCGGCGGGTCGGGCAAGTTTAAAAGTCTAACCCCTCCCACTGACTTGGTGAATGATTCGAGTCCGCAGCTTGGCGCTAATTTGGACACCAATAGTCACAATATTCTCGTTGATGATGCGCATTTTATCGGCGATGAAAACGGAAATGAGCAGATTATTTTCCAAACTACATCATCCGCTGTAAACCAGATTGATGTTACTAACGCTGCCACAGGAAATGCCCCGCAAATAACGGCCACAGGGGATGACACCAACGTCGGTTTAAAGGTCGCAGCAAAAGGCACGGGCAAGGTGGAATTTGCTTCTAATCTCCAGATAAACGGCAATTCGAACAACTGGACAATCGAAGTAGATTCTAACGATCATTTAATATTCAAATATAACAACGTCGCTGTGTTCGCCATACAAGATACGGGTGCAGTGATCGCCAAGGACGATATAACAGCATTCGGTACGGTGGCGTAGATGGGTGTAGGTACCGGCAGCGGTAACACTATTTCGTTTTCCACGATACGAGACTTCTACGGGGATAGTAATCCTGTATCTCTTTCGGAGTATAATCGTTCATCTAATAATAGTGGTCTCGTAGACTCTACCTTTGTGGGAGCGGATACTGCTACTACCGGAACATCAAGTCAGACTGTTGATGACTTTGCGGTCACAGTCACAGAGTTGAATGGAGATCTAGTAAACTTGACAACTTCTGGCAGTAATCAAGCTAACGCTCCCTTTCCTATAAATGCCACCTCTGGAAGTCTTACACTACTAAACACAACCTCCTTTGTTAACGTAGTGGTTAGTGGTAACGGAAGTGCAACCTTCTTTATCAACGGGTCAGAAATCGGAAGTGTGAGCGTAGATTTTACACAAGGTGGCGCAGGCTTCACTATTGGTGGGCCGCAATTTACGACAGGCGACCAAACCTTATCAGCACTGAATAATAACGCTACAAATTCATTTAGCGCAGGAGATGTTTTTAGTTTTAGCTGTAGTGGTTGTGACACCGGAACGAGCACGCACGGTGTGCGTGCCGTTGAGTTTGACATCACCTTTCAGAACAACAACAGCACAGGTGACACATACACACTGACATCTAGCTCAACAGGCGCTAGCAGCAAAGCTGTGTATGCCGCTGGCGACAGCTTCTTGGCTCAAGACAACGGTAACTCTAATCAGTTTTTGCTTGCTTACGACAACGTGATAGGTTCTGGCCCCGGAACGGCGGGTGACATAAACGTGACTGAGACGAGTGCGTTTACTGGGTCACCGGGAAGTCTTTTGCAACGTGCTAACTCGCAGGCTAACACGACAAGTCTTTACACAATTACCGCAGATGATGCGTTAATCTCTTTGAGGGGCAACGACCCCTCCGGTGCGTCTGATCAGCCTGCCAGTGCTTTGTTTACTATAAGACGTAACGGGGCCGTAGTTTCTGGACCTCATAACGGAACTAACTTCGGCAATGGTTCTTACGCACTTTATATAAAAGGCCCGGTTTACAACGGTGGTTCAGGTCTGAGTCTTCCTATTTCCCTTCCGAGTGTGTCAACGCAGGCAGGAGATGTCATAGGAATTAGTAGCGTCCAAGGTAATGCAGGTATTTCTAGTCAGCGCCGCTCGCAACAATTCACGACCGTATTCACTAACAGCAGCGGGAGTAGGTCTTACTCGCTGTTGGGCGGCGCAGGTAAATCGACAGGTGGGGCGGCGACCCTATCCCCCGGTGCCACACGAAATGCCCAGACAACCAACAGTTCTGGCTCGTCGTGGGCTATATTTTTCGACAGCACCAGTGGTGACTGCAACGTCGGCATACCCACCACCATAGGTGTAGGCAGCCCTGTTAATATGAACTTATTCAACACAGTCACTACCCCATTGGGTTAAAAAATGCCATTAACAAAGCTACAGTTTCGCCCCGGTATAAATCGAGAGATTACTTCGTATTCTAACGAAGGAGGTTGGCGTGACTGTGACAAAATCCGTTTTCGGATGGGCTATCCAGAAAAGCTAGGCGGTTGGGAAAAATTATCCTCGTCAACTTATCTTGGGTCTGCTCGGGCGCTACATAATTGGATTGCGCTTGACGGCTCAAACTATCTAGGCGTTGGTACGCACCTAAAATATTACATCGAAGAGGGTGGCGCATTTAATGATATCACACCGCTGAGACCTCCTGATCCCGGTTCTCCAGATACTCTGCAAACGGGTTCAGGTGACGTAACCTTTGCAGCCACTAACGGCAGCGCCACAATCACTGTAACGGATACATCACATGGCGCTGTTGAGGGCGACTTTGTTACATTTTCTGGCGCGGCGTCTCTGGGTGGTTTGATCACTGACACAATCTTGAATGCAGAGCATCAGATCGTCAGCATCATCAATGCCAATAGCTATACTATAACGGCAAGTGTGGCGGCTGATTCTAACGATACAAACAATGGTGGCTCTAGCGTTGTCGGCGCATATCAAATCAACGTCGGTCTGGACTCAACGGTTGGCGGTACGGGCTGGGGCGCAGGTTTATACGGCGGTGTGGCGGCAGGCGCACTAGAGACAACAATCAATGAAGGCGGCACGTTCTCTGCCTCTGACACAACACTTACTGTGACCAGCGGTACAGGCATTGCCACCAATGATCTGATACTGATCGACAATGAAATACTGAAAGTAACGAACGTAGCCACTAATGATCTCACAGTGACACGCGCTCAGTCAGGAACAGACGCTGCCACACATGCTAATGGCGCTACTGTAACTTTGATTGAGGGCAACGCCAGCGCAGCTAACGACTATTTCGGCTGGGGCGATGCGGCATCTGGTGGCCTGACAACCACGACACAGATTCGTCTGTGGTCACACGACAACTTTGGTGAAGACTTGCTGATCAACGCAAGAGACAGCAACATTTACTATTGGGATCGTACAAACAATCTATCCTCTCGTGCGATTGAGTTGTCGAGGCGCACAGGCACAAAAACAAGTGTTCCGCAGAAGGCAAAGCAAGTGCTTGTGTCCGATCAAGACAGGCACGTTATTGTATTCGGGGCAGATGGTTTGGGTGCAACATCTAGTGCCACTCAGGGAGACGGTGTGCAAGATCCCCTGCTGATACGCTTTTCTAGCCAAGAAAACCCCATCGACTTTTTCCCAACATCCGTTAACACCGCTGGTGATTTGCGGCTTGGCGCTGGGTCTACCTTTGTTCAAGCGGTTGAAACAAAGCGGGAAATACTTGTTTGGACTGATACTGCCTTGTTCTCCATGCAGTTTATCGGTCCTCCGTTTACTTTTGGCCTGTCACAGCTTGCATCTAACATTACAATCATGGGGCCAAACTCGGCAGTATCGACAGAGGATGTTGTGTATTGGATGGGTATAGATAACTTCTATGTATACTCAGGTCGTACCGAGCAACTTCCGTGTACTGTAAAAGAAAAGGTCTTTGGAAACTTTAATAAATCACAATCCGACAAAGTAACATCGGGCATAAATTCAGAGTTCTCTGAGATATTCTGGTTTTATCCCTCTGCCAATGCCACAGAAAATGACAGGTATGTGATTTACAATTATTCAGAGCAGATTTGGTATTTTGGAACATTATCCAGAACTGCGTGGATAGATAGAGGCACGAGGGCCAACCCCATGGCTGCTGGGGGGCAGTACATCTTCAATCACGAAATTGGTTTTGATGACGATGGCTCTGCAATGACATCTTTCATAGAGTCCGCTGGCATAGACATCGGTGATGGAGACAGGTTCACTTATATAAGACGGGTAATTCCTGACCTTTCGTTCATAGGGTCTACAAATTTGAGCAGCCCACAAGCAGTGTTCACCATAAAGTCCAGAAGGTTCCCCGGTGCCACATTTGACAACACAGACTCCGGCACAGCTATTGGCTCTGTGTCTGGTGATGTAGAGACATTTACAGAACAGTTGCATTTAAGATCTAGGGGCAGGGCTTTTGCATTGAGGGTAGAAAGCACGGCAGTCGGGACAAAATGGAAGCTGGGTAGCCCTCGTGTCGATTCTCGTGCAGACGGGAGACAATAATGGCTCAGGTGCAATTACCCCCTCCCAGATTACCAGAAGCGCCACAAGAGTATGACGTTAGGTACATGGCCGACTTGCTTCGCGCTTTGGAGTCATTCATATCACAAGAGAGAACAGCCGGTGAATTAAGGGCGACAAAGATCACTCTGACAGATCTGCCTTCATCTGTAATCACGGCAGATGTAAACGGGGCAGTTTCTTCGTCTACGGCAGTTACTGTAGACAATGTTCAAAACGGAACTATGACCGTTGGGCAAATTGTTAGAGGAACAGGGATTACTGGAGTGGTTAAGATAGCCACGGTAAATAGCCAGACTAGCATTGTGTTAGATACTGCTGTCACATTATCGAATGATACGTCTTTGAATATAAGCGACTTGGAAGATGGCGCATTGTTCAACGATGGCGGAACCGTCAAAATTGTATCATAGTACAAATAGACCGACATGACCGGCAAGAAGCTACAGAATAAGAGCAAATACGATCAATACGACATGGATGGCGATGGCGTCGTCACAGACGAAGAACTTGAGCATGCCAAGGAAATAAAGGAAACAGAGAGAGACCTGAGAAAGAGCCTAGCTCAGTTAAGAATGGCAAGATTCACCTTGATAGGCATGGGCCTTTTTACGTTTGCCATGTTCACCCCTTGGGTTTCTATAGAGAGAATACAGGCTCTTTCAGAAATTTCGTCATTATTCTACATTTCAGGCGCTGGTATCGTGGGGGCCTATATGGGGACCACCGCGTGGATAGCCAAAGGCAAGTAGAACAGGGAGAGTTTTAGCAATGTTACAGGCGTTAATTGGGCCAGTTACGGGCCTTCTGGACAAGTTCATAGAGGACAAGGATCAGAAGGCAAAGTTGGCGCACGAAATAGCGACCATGGCCGAAAAGCAGATGCACGAAGCCAATATGGGTCAGATAGAGATCAATAAGGCAGAGGCGCAGCATAGGTCTATATTCGTTGCGGGGTGGCGTCCATTTCTTGGGTGGTGTCTTTCTTTCGCTATGGCATGGCATTTTGTTCTCGCCCCTGTCACAATGTTTATATGTTCATACTTAGGGATAGAGATACCGGAGCTACCGACTTTTGATATGGACAGCCTGATGACTGTTCTATTAGGCATGTTGGGCCTTGGCGGTCTCAGGACTGTAGAAAAGGTAAAAGGGATCACAAAGTAATGCCAGAACCGGGTATAGGAAAATCAGAGCCAGTACCTCTCGCACAGCAGATCACTGATGCTGGTGGCGAAAGATATCCCGGTGGGGGAGCGAATACGACTGACGTATTCAATCAAGTCAATGACCCCGCAAGAGTAGCGCAAGCTATTTACGGGGCTACTGGCGGATTAGATGACATTCTGACCAAAGAGCAATTCTTTGCTCAAAATCAAATAACCCTTACTAATCCTTATGGTATTCAAGGAATTTACACAAGGAGGGCGGGGATCGATCCGTCTAAGATTGATTATTCTAGCCTTATGAATGAAAAGACCAGACGGGGCCTCATGGATCTTGCATATGACAGGTATCGCAATCCGTTTGCGAGGACCAACATCTTTGGGGATGAAGTGGGGGGCAACCCAGAAACTGGTGAGGTCAGATATGGCCTTGATTCATTTGGAAGCCCCAAGGAGACGTATCTGGGTGATGTGGTCGATGTTCCTGTACCCAAGAGCAAGGCAAGGGGCCTTGCAGAAATGATCCCCGGCGGCATCGGGCTTTTGATTAAAATGCTCCCACAAGAAAAGAGAAAGATGATTGAAGCTAGGATGCTTCCCGGCGGCACTCCTACAGCGGCCCAAGGTAGAGCGGAGTACGAAGCAAGTAAGCCCAAAGGAGATTTTCTTGAAAACCTTCGAAAGATGGGGAGGGGCAAGTGAATATAGACAAGTTGAGGACAGAAATCGCAGAGGACGAGGGCTGCAAGTACGAAATCTATTTAGATCATCTCCACCTGCCCACTTTCGGAATTGGCCACCTAATTACCAAGGATGATGAGGAGTACGGTCAGCCTGTTGGCACAGTGATTGAGCAGGAAAGAGTGCAGAAAGTGTTTAACCTTGACATGGCTGTGACCGTGGATGAGTGCAAAGTTTTGTATCCAGACTTTGATGATTTACCCGAGGAATGTCAGCATATCATCTGCAACATGATGTTTAATATGGGAAGGCCTCGTCTCTCCAAATTTAAGGGTATGAAGGCTGGAGTGGATGCAAGGGATTGGAACAAGGCGGCGGACGAGATGGTCGATTCCAGATGGTATACGCAAGTCCCAAATCGTGCTAGAAGATTAGTAGACAGAATGCGGGCGCTATCGGAGTAGGAGACTGGCATGGCTTTACCACTATTATTGGGATTGGGCGGATCGGCTTTAGGCGCAAGTTTAGGCTATGGCGCACTTCTTGGTGGCGCTGTGGGGTCTGGTCTTGGCTCCCTCGCTCAAGGCGATGATCTGGGTCAGGCCATAGGCACAGGCATGATGTCTTACTTTGGTGGCAAGGCGCTTGGCGGATTATTTGGCGGTGGGGCTAACGCTGCTGCCTCTGGGATTACACCAGACGCAGCAGGAATCGGGGCAGATGTGGCCTCTGGTAGTGCTTTGGCAAAAGATCTTGCTGTTTCACCCACTGTCTCGTCTGCCGCCAGTGAGGCAGCTAAATCAAGTATATTCTCTGACCCAACAGTGGGCATGGGGTTCAAAGAGGCCCTGCCCTATGCGGGTTCTGCCGCAGCTATTGGGGCGCTCTCAGCGCCCAAATATCCAGAGATGGAGAAAAAAGAGACACCAGATATACCAGAAAATCTGGGAGAAAAGAGAGATGTGAAAAAGCCTCCTGTTGGATACAGGCCCGGCTTTGATCCAGAGTTCATGTATTTTGCAGAGGGTGGTGAGGTTCAAAGGCCAAACGACAAAGAAATAATTAGTGATGCCGTAGATGCGATCAAAGGCACACATCCTGATCCTCAAAGGGCTTTGGGGTTGTTTGTAGCAACTTACGGTGACGATGCGCTAAGAGATTTGGTTGGTCGTGTTCGCAGTGGCGAATTTGATGAAAACGCGCAGGTTACAGAGGGCATGGTTGAGGGCGTTGGTGATGGCATGGATGACATGATCCCCGCCACCCTTGAAGGAGAGCAAGATGTTGTCCTGTCTGATGGAGAATTTATCGTACCGGCTGACGTTGTTAGTGGGCTTGGCAACGGATCGACTGACGCTGGCGCGAAATCCCTCTATGAGATGATGGACAGGGTCAGAGAGATGAGAACAGGCATGACGGAGCAGCCCGATCAGGTGCCGCAGGGTATGATGCTTCCAGCATGATGATTACAGCGGTCCCTATTGAGGGAGTGGACATTGTCTGGGAGGATGCAAAAAGGGTTCTTCATAAGTCGGTAAACACATCGGCTGGCAAGTTTGAGGTAGAGGACTTAAAACAAGAGCTAAAGCAGGGTCAGTTGGTGCTTTGGCTGGTAATGGATGGGAGTGAGGTTCTGGCCGCTTTGACCAGCAGGGTTATAGAGTATCCCGGTAGAAGAGCGATGGCGTTAGATTGGGTTGGCGGGAAACACATGAGGAAGTGGTTGCCATTGGCATTAAATACGTTGCAAAAATACGCTACAGACTGTGAATGCAGGCACATGGAAGGCTATGGGAGAAAAGCGTGGGGCAGAATCCTACAGAGGTATGGATGGCAGCCTGAATATATAGCGTACAGGATGGAGTTAAATAATGGGTAAGGGTAGGTCATCGGTCCCAGCAGAGCAGACCATTACACAAACAAATCTCCCTAAATACATCGAACCCTATATCAGCAGGATATTAGATAGGGGAGAGGGTATATCCAATCAGCCATACCAGCCTTACGAAGGTGAGCGTTTAGCTGAAGATACAGCAGATGTTATTGCGGGCAGGGACAAAGCAAGACAAATTGCTGGCTCTGGAGTCGAGGGGCTTGCCGAAGCCATGGGTAGGGCTGAATTGGGTTCTGGATTCAAAGCCGGTCAGTTTGATGCCGCCACTGCCGATCAATATATGTCTCCATACATGCAAAAGGTGGTAGATGTTCAAAAGGAACAAGCAATTCTGGATGCGCAAAGGGCGGGGGCAGGTAGAGCCGCGCAAGCTGTGCAGGCTGGAGCGTTTGGCGGCAGCAGAGCCGCAGTTCAAGAGGGCCTTGCCGGTGAGGCGCTTAGTAGGCAGCTTGCAGAAATACAGGCATCGGGGCAGCAGCAGGCATTTGAGCAGGCACAGCAACAGTTTGAGCGAGACAGGTCAGCACGAGCGGACGCAGAAAGAATAGGTCTAGGTGCGGCTGAACTTCTAGCCGGATTGGGTGGTCAGAGGAGAGCCAGCGACATAGAGAGCGCCAAGCTCTTGGAGACCATAGGAAAGGACATAGAGGCTAAAGATCAAGCGGGTCTTGATATGGCTTATGAAGACTTTATTCGCCAGAGAGACTTTGACAAAGAGCAGTTGATGTTCTTGTCGGCTCTAGCAAGAGGTATTCCGGTCACTCCATCAACAGAGCTTCAAAAGTTCCAAAACGTCAATCCGTTGCAACAACTGCTTGGGACAGGAATAGCTGGTCTTGGCTTGTATAAAGGGATACAGGGCCTATGAACATAATTGACATTCAAGATCAGCTTAAAAATTTTTCAGAGCAACAGCTTGTCTCCGAAATGCAGTCGCCTACAGGTTCAGCGCCACAGTTTCTTGTTCTTAGTGAGATCAAGCGCCGTAAGCGTGTTCGCGATGACTTTGCAAAGCGTGAGGCCGCACAGCAGCCCACGGTGGCACAAGAGGCCGTCGCGTCCGCTGGCGTGCCTCAGAGCGGCATTGCGGGTATGGCAGAGGCCATGGCACCAAAAAGTACCATGGTACAAAAAGCGATGAGGTCTGGCGGCCTTATGCAGTTCGGTGCAGAGATACAAAGAAGCCTAGCTGAAAAAACAAAAAACGAACAAATAGATCCGTTCTTAGACGAAGTAGAGCAGATGGCTCAGACAGAGTTTGGCGTTGATTCTGGCTCATTTGGCTCTGGTCAGTCTATTATGCCGGTGCCAAATTTCCCCAATCAAGGCTTCCCGGCCCCCTCTGTTACTATGGGTGTATCTAATCCGTTTGGCAGAACTAGAACAGGTGGCAAGGGCGGGGCAATGCTGGGCATGAACCGGATGGCCAACATGGCCGCCCAATCAAAGCCTGTTGCAGAGCTTCAGGTTATGCCGTCTCCTGTTCAAAAGTATGATGAGGGTGGTGTTGTAAGGGCTGCCAATGGGCTTCCACTTGGCTTGCGCCAGAACAACCCCGGCAACATACGCCCCGGTGCTGGTTTTATAGGTGAGACGGGCCAAGGTGGCGGTTACGCCCAGTTTGGCTCAGAAGAAGAGGGCTTACGCGCTCTTGCTAGACTTCTTGGCACATACAGCGATGAGTATGGCATCAATACTCTGCGCGGCCTGACATCAAGGTATGCCCCAAGGTCTGATAACGAAGCTAGTTTCGACAACTATGTTTCGTATCTTGGTGAACAGCTTGGCATGGACCCCGATGAAGAGTTCGACCTGAAGTCGCGCAGAGATGAGTTGATACCCGCAATCGTGGGCTTTGAGCAGGGGCGTGATTTTGGTGACAGATATTCACAAGGTCAGATATCTCGCGCCATTGAGGCTGCTGGCACAGATGATCCAGAAGAGGTTGCTCGTATTCTTGGTGGCTCTGACGAGCCGGGCCTTCTTGAAATGGCTGGGGATGCCCTGTCTAGTGCCGCTGACACTGTTGGCAATGCCATCATTGGGACAGCACAGGCGCAGGGCGCTGGCCCAGTAATGACTGAGGTGGAAAACAAAACTCCTCAAGAGATATTCGATGAGATGCAGGCCAACAAGGGCGGCGTTCCTTTCCCATCTAGTCTTGGTGAGTTTTTTGCATTGGGAAGGGACGCAAACGTCCCAACCTCAGAGAGGGTTGGATCAAGACAAGATCTTCTTGGGCAGGCTCGGGGCGAACAGCAAGAATACCTTGAAGAAATTTATGGGGATCAGATCACTGGAGAGAGCCAAGATTACAAAGACCATGTAAGACGAGCAAGAATGGCTGGCAGAAGGCCCATGTCTCCCTCTGAATATAGAAATTTCTTTGGCAGAAATGTTGATGTAGATGGCATTTCAGATGCGTCTCCGGCCTCAAGGTTTGCCCCCTTCTCTGACGTAGAAACCAGAGAAGCCGCTGCCGATGCGTCAGGAGAAGCCGCTGAAGAGGCGGCTGTTCAGGCCATGACAGGAGACGAAGAGGGTGCCGCTCAGACTGTTTTAGAGGCTCAACAGCAAACAAATAGGATTCTAAATGAAGGTCAGAGGGGCGCAGAACAGCCGGGGGAAAGGGCTGAATATTTAGCAAGTCTTGATGATGGCAGAGATGGTGACGATCTTGGTAGCGCCCGTACAGCACCGAAAATCACCCCTAAAACAGATCCAAAGGGGTCAGGCTCGCCAGACGGCTCTACGCCTCAAACTGGACTTGCAAAAGAAATAGCAGACCTTCAGGCGAAGCTAGAAAAAGATAGAGAGACAGACAAGTATCTGGCTTTAGCACAAGCTGGCTTGGCTCTCATGTCCTCCAAAGACCCCACGCTTCTTGGGGCGGTAGGTGAGGCTGGCATAAGTGGTCTTACGGCATTCCGTGAAGCACAAGAAAGAT